GGAAAGATCGCCATGCGGATCCGCCTCGAGGACCGTCCGAAGCGGATCCGCATGGCGATCTTTCCGTGCGACAACGTCGACGTCGACCTCGGGCTGCAGCGCCTGCAGAAGGCCGGCCTGGTGCTGCGCTACACCGTCCAAGGCGTGGCCTACCTCGCCATCCCAGCCTTCCACAAGCACCAGAAGCCGCACCCGCGCGAGGCTGCAAGCGTCATCCCAGGCCGCGAGGGCGTTGCCGAGGCAACGCCCGTGCCCCCCACGCATGACCCCGAAGGTTCGCCCAAGGCGAGCCCTAGGCCAACCCAAGGCGAGCCTAGGGCGAACCTAGGCGTTGGCGAGCCCGGCGGACTCTCGGACTCTCGGACTCTCGGACTCTCGGAGGAAGAACAGAGAGAGAGCGCCAACTCGGGCAAGCCCGAGCCCTCTCCCCGTGGCTGCCGGATCCCGGACGGCTTTCCCGGCGTCGATGACCACCTCTGGTGCCGAACGGAGCGGCCGGATCTCGACCCCGGCGCTGTCGGCGAGAAGTTCCGCGACTACTGGCTCGGCGTGCCTGGGGCGAAGGGCCGGAAGCTTGACTGGCCGGCCACATGGCGGAACTACGTCCGCAACGAGCGCACCCCGCAGCAGGCCCGCGCCTCGCCCTACCGCTCCGCCGCCGACGCTCGCGAAGAGCGCGACGCCGAGTTCATGCACAACCTGACCGGCGGTCTCGCCGGCCGCCCGAAGACCCAGCACCTGAGGCCTGTCGATGCAATCCCAAGCGACCTTCCAGCCATTGCCGGACCGCGCGGTTGAACGCCTGTTCGCCCGGTTCGCTGCGATGTACGGCGACGCGGCGATGAAGCGCATGTGGGGCCAGCAGAACGCCGAGGCCGTCAAGGGCATCTGGGCCGACTCGCTCGGTCGGTTCTCGGTCGATCAGATCCTCGTCGGACTGCGCGAGCTAGAGGTGTCCGGGGTCACGTTCCCGCCGACGCTGCCCGAGTTCGTCGACACCTGCCGGCGCAGCGGATCGGGGCCGGAGAACGTGCGACTGCTGCCGCCGAAGGAGCGCACGGCGGAGGAGATCGCAGCCGGCCGCGCGATGGCCGAGCGGGTGACCCAGGCCGTGCATGACGGTCGCCGCGGGCGGGATCCGGCCGAGTGGGCCTACCGCGTCATCGCGCGCTACCGCAGCGGCGATAAGGTGGTGGCGGACTGCTCCTACCGGTTCGCGCTCGAGGCCTTGAAGAACCTCGGGCGGGAGATCCCGGCATGACCCTCTGCCCCGACTGCCGCCAGGCCGAGGACGACCGCCTGCACGCCGTGTTCAGCGGGCAACTGTGCTGCCACGCGAGGGCGATCATGTCCGGCCTCAAGCGCGATCGGGAGGTCACGAGCATCGCGGTCAAGCGGGCGCTCAACCCGGCGGAATGGGCGATCGTGCGCGAGCGGCTGCTGGTGCTGATCGAGCGCGAGAAGGGGGAGGGGAAATTGGGGACAGATCAAACCGCAGGGATCGCGGGGAGGGCAGAAGCATGAGCATCCGAGACGAGATCCGCGAGATCCTGGCCGAGGGCCGCACCCGCACGGCGGCTCAACTGGCCGAGGCGCTGGGTCGGCCGGTGATCGTCGTCGCGCAGCAGCTCGGCGGCATGGGCGCGGCGCGCAACGGCGACGGCCCTGGGGCGCTGTGGTCGCTGCCCGCCGACGCGGTGCCGCGAGTGCGCCGCGCGAGAGCCGCCGCGCCTGCGCAGCCGGTCGAGGAGCCGGTCGAGGAGCCGGTCGCAGAGTCGGCCGACGCGCAGTTCGACTTCGATGCGTGCGTCTACCTGAACGGCACGGTCGTGATCTACGGCGCGCTGCGGGTCGGCGACACCGTGCAGCTCACGCCCGACCAGGTGCAGCAGCTGCGCGCGCTGCTCGATCGGATGGGACCGGTGTGATCGCGCTGCAGCTCCCATACCCCGTGTCGGCGAACGTCTACTGGCGTCACGTCGTCGTCGGCAAGCGGGCCGTGACGCTGGTGAGCCGAGAGGCGAAGGCGTACCGCACGGCGGTCGCTGCCCTGTGCGTTGGCGTGGCCCCGGCAATCGGCGAGCTGCACGTCGAGTTGGTGCTGCATCCGCGCCTGACCGCGAAGGGCGAGGCGTCGAAGGTCCGCATCGACCTCGACAACGCCGTGAAGGTCGCCCTCGACGCGCTGCAGGGGCTGGCGTTCGCCGACGACGCGCAGGTTGTCGAGCTGCACGCCAGCGTCGGCGAGGCGATGCAGGACGGCGGGCTCGGAGTGGTGGTCTCAACGACCGAGGAATACGCGGAGGGGCTGTTCTGATGGACACGAACGAGCTGGTTACCTTCGCCGAGGCCGAGCAGGCCGCCGAGCAGACGAAGGCCGGGCTGTGGCGCTGCTCCGGGAAAGCCGGGGCGGAGCTGGCCCGGCAGCACGAAGAGCGGGCCGAGCGGTTCGCGAGCATCGCCAGCAGGCTGCGCGAGGGGATGTGGCGGGAGGCGCAGTCGTGAGCGCCCGCGAGCAGGGCATGGAGGGCTGCCGGAACGTGGCGTGGCTCGGGGCCGACTCTGCGCCGCCGAAACCGGACTGCCGCGCCTGCACGCACTCGGCCGAGCGGGCGTCCATCCGGGCGGGTAGGACCGTGCTGTGGTGCACGCGGCATCTGACGCTGGCCGGGCATGCGTGCGCGGAGTTCAGCCGCGAGCCGGGGGCGGACTGATGCCCCGCCGAGCGCCACCCGTCGACTGGCAGCGCGTGATCCTCGAGCTGCGCGGCGCTGGCGTCTCGCTTACCCGTATCGCGTCCACTCTCGACGTCGGGCTCGCCACCGTTCACGGCTGGCAGACCCTCGGGGCCGAGCCGCGGCACTCCGACGGCGAGGCGCTGCTCGAGCTCTGGGCGCAGCACAAGACCCCCGAAACCCTTCGGGATTCCGAAGGGCACCCCGCCTGACAATCGCGTGTCTCCTCCGTTGAGAAACGGCTTGCCCCGGCCCCGCGCCGGGGTTCTTTCATGGGGCGCTGAGCGATGAAGGGCAAGAAAGGCAAGGGCGGCAAGGGTCGCAAGGGCTGCTGACCGTGCGCAGCTACAGCACCGCCGTCAACGCGCTCCACCGCGAGGCTTGGGAAGACGCGGTCGTCGAGGGCCCGGCGAGCATCGAGCGATTCCGCTACGCCCGCAGCGAGCCCTTCCCGGGCCGCGCCCAACGTCTCGCCATGGCGGTGCGCGTCGCTCTGCGCGACTGGCGCTGACGGGCTGATGGCGCGCCCGAGCCAGTTCACCGCCGAGCGCGCGCAGACCATCTGCGACCGACTCGCCGAGGGTCAGCCGCTCACCGCCATCTGCCGCGACATGGGCCTGGCCTGGCGCACGGTCTACGACTGGCGCACGAAGCACTCCGAGTTCGGCGAGGCGTTCGAGATCGCCCGGCAGATCGGCTACGACGCCATCGCCGAGTCGTGCATCGACATCGCGGACAACGACGATGCGGAAGCGGATCCGCAGCGCGACAAGCTGCGCGTCTGGACCCGGCTGCAGCTCCTGTCGAAGTGGTCGCCGAAGAAGTACAGCGAGAAGCTCGACCTGAGCGCTCAGGTCAACGGCACGTTTACCGTCGTCTCAGGCGTGCCCCGTGCCAACGGTTGACCTCGGCTACGAGCCGCGCGAGCACCAGCGCGAGCTGCACGTGCTGGCCGATCGGCAGCGCTTCGTGGTGGCCGTCTGCCATCGCCGCTTCGGCAAGACCGTGGCCCTGCTGCGCCATGCGATCGACGAGGCGCTGCGCAGCCCGTTGGCGGCCCCGCGCGTGGCCTACATCGCCCCGTTTCGCGACCAGGCCAAGTCCGTCGCCTGGGACTACCTGAAGCGCTTCACCCGCCCGCTCGCCGACGCCGGCATGGCCAGTTACAACGAGAGCGAGCTGCGCTGCGACATCGCGGGCGATCGGCGCATTCGGCTCTTCGGCGCAGACAACTACAACGCGCTGCGCGGCCAGTACCTCGACTTCGCCGTGCTCGACGAGGTGGGGCAGATGGCCCCGGCGGTGTGGGAGGAAGTTGTTCGGCCCATGCTGTCCGATCGCAAGGGCCGCGCGGTGTTCATCGGCACGCCGGCCGGGCGGAACTTCTTCTGGCGGACCTTCGAGTACGCGCGGCTGTCGAACGACGCCGAGTGGGCCGCCGTGACCTACAAAGCCTCGCAGACCGGCGTGATCGACGCCGCCGAGCTGGAGAGCGCGCGCCGCACGATGGGCGCGGATCGGTTCGCGCAAGAGTACGAGTGCTCATTCGAGGCGGCCATCCGCGGCGCGTACTACGCCACCGAGCTGAAGGACGCGCGAGAGGGCGGGCGGATCACGCGGCTCCCGATCGAGAAGCTTCCCGTCTCGATGGCGTGGGACCTCGGCATCGGCGACGACACGGCCATCTGGCTGTTCCAAGACGTCGGCCGCGAGGTGCGCGTCCTGCACTACTACTCGAACAACGGCGTCGGCCTCGACCACTACGCGTCGTACCTCGAGGCCTGGCGCATCAAGAACCGCATCCCGAGCTGGGGCGACATCATCGTCCCGCACGACGCCGAGGTCCGCGAGCTGGGCACGGGCCGCGCCCGTGTCGAGGTGATGCGCGAGATGTTCGGGAAGATGCCGAAAGTGCTGCCGCGCTTCTCTGTCGACGACGGCATCCAGGCGGTCCGCAAGGAGTTCGCGCGGATGTGGTTCGACGAGCGCGAGTGCGCCTCGGGCCTGGACTCGCTGGCGCAGTACCGCCGCGAGTTCGACGAAAAGCGCGAGACCTTCCACGACCGGCCGCTGCACGACTGGGCCAGCCACGGGGCGGACGCGATGCGCTACCTGGCGCTTGGCCTGCGTCGCGGCCCTGCCGGTGCCAAGCGCGCCCCTATCGCTTACCCATCCCTCGGAATCGTCTGATGTCCATGGCACTCGCCCAGTCCGTTGCGCTGCTCCGCGCGCAGGTCGAAATGCAGCAGGAGGCCATGCAGGACATGCTGACCGGCTGCCGCAAGCAGAGCGAGGCGATGGAGATCATGCACGCTGAGCTGGTCACGCTGCGCACCACCGTCGCCCAGATCGCCGTTGCACGGCAGGCCCCACGCAAGGAGGCCGCCAGTGGCCAAGGCACGTAAGCCCGAGAAACGGGAGATGAGCGAGCAAAAGCTGCTCGCGCTCATCGAGTCCCGCGAGGCGAAGTCCGAGACCGCGACGGTCTACGCCGACCAGGCGAAGGCGTTGTCCTACTACTTCGGCGACGCGCTCGGCAACGAGGTCGAGGGCCGCAGCCAAATCGTCATGCGCGAGGTCTATTCGACCATCGAGTGGATCAAGCCCGCGCTGCTGCGCATGTTCTTTGGCGGCGAGCAGGTGGTGAAGTTCACCCCGAAGGGCCCGGAGGACGTCGAGCAGGCCGAGCAGGAGACCGACGTTGTCGACCACGTGATCGTCGACCAGAACGAAGGGTTCGCGACGCTGTACTCGTGGTTCACCGACGCGATGCTCTCGCAGAACGCCTACGTGCTGGCCTACTGGGACGAGCGCACCGAGACGACCGAGAGCCGGTATCGGAACCTGACGGTCGAGGAGCTGACGCTGATCATGCAGGACGGCGACGTCGAGATCGTCGAGTCGTCCTCGAGCCAGATCGCCATGGCCGACGGCGTGCAGGAGGTGTGGGACGTCACGCTGCGCCGCACCGAGCCGCAGGGCAAGGTCTGCATCGAGACCATCCCGCCCGAGCGCATCCGGGTCGAGGGCGGCTACAAGCACGTCAGCCTGCAGCGGGCGAACTTCGTCGAGTACTGGGAGGACAAGACGATCTCGGAGCTGCGCGAGGCGGGCTTCGACATCCCCGACTCGATCGCCGACGAGGACGACGGCTCGTTCGCGACTGACGGCCGCAACGTCGAGGCCGTGCGCAACCGCGTGCTGACCAAGACCAGCGAGGACGGCACCAGCGACGACGACGACCCGGCGAGCCGCGAGGTGCGCGTTCGGACCGTGTTCCTGCGCGTCGATTTCGACGGCGACGGCATCGCCGAGATGCGCCGCATCGTGGTGGTCGGCAAGACCGTGCTCGCGAACGACCGATACGACCGCGTGCTGGTGGCTGCGCTGACGCCCACGATCGTGCCGCACCGGCACCAGGGCCTGTCGGTCGCCGACGCGGTGATGGACCTGCAGGAGATCAAGACCACGCTTATCCGCGGCCTGCTCGACAACATGTACCTGGCCAACAATGGCCGGCACGCGATCAACGAGGATGTGGTCAATCTCGACGACCTGCTGACGACGCGGCCCGGTGGCGTGGTGCGCGTCTCGGGTGATCCGCACGCGGCCATCGCGCAGCTCGTCACGCCTGCTCTGGGCGCTCCGATCATCCAGACGATCGAATACATGGACAGCGTGCTCGAGAACCGCACCGGGGCCTCGCCGCGCGTGCTGCAGGGGCAGAACTTCGACGGCAACGCGCTGAACAAGACGGCCAGCGGCATCAATCAGGTGATGAGCGCCGCGCTCGCCAGGATTGAGCTGATCGCCCGCGTCTTTGCCGAAACGGGCGTCAAGGAGCTGTATCAGATCGTCCATACGCTGCTGCTCAAGCACGGGCAGAAGAGGCTGACGATGCAATTGCGCGGGAAGTGGGCTGCGGTCGATCCGCGCGAGTGGCAGAAGCGCACGGACATGCGCGTCAACGTCGCGCTCGGCTCGGGCGACAAGCAGGCCCGCATTGCGCTGCTGCAGATGATCGTGACCGCGCAGCAGGGCGTGGCCGGCATCGGGCTGTCGAACCCGCAGACGATGTACAACTCGCTCGCGAAGATCACGACCGAGGCGGGCTACCGCGACCCCGAGGAGTTCTGGGTCAACCCCGCGAAGGCGCAGCCCGGCCAGCAGATGGGCCCGCCGCCCGACCCGAAGGTCATGGCCGAGCAAGCCAAGCTCTCGCTCGACCGGCAGAAGGCCGCCGAGGACGTGCGGCTCAAGGAACTCGGCATCCGCGCGGACTTCCAGAAGGCGCAGATGGACGCCGACGTGAGGCGCTCGGCCGCCTTTCTGCAGCACCAGGTCGACTTGGCCAAGGCCGCGATGGACCGCGACTCGCGCGAGAAGAGCGACACGAACGCGCGGCGCGAGCGGCTGGCGTCCCAAGGCATGACCGAGGCGGGGCAGCCCGCAAAGGCGCGACGCAAGCTCGTGCGTCACCACCGAGGACAAGACGGCCGCATCGCAATGAGCGAGGTGGTCGAGATCGACGACGACGAGCCGCAAGCCGGCGACGGAGAACAGCTATGACGGTTCGGATCACTCAGACGGTCACCCTGTCGCACGGGTCGTACACCACGGGGCAGGTGCTGAACCTGTCGCAGGTGAACGAGAAGGACATCGTGAGCCGCGGGCATGGGGTGTACGTCGATCCGGGCGTCGTCGGCGGACCGCTTCTCGCCGCCCTCGACGCCTCCGGCAACATGGAGGCAGTGGTCGGCCCGCGAGGGGATCGGTCGTCCGCGCGGCGTGCATTGGCCGTGCAGAGCAACGCCGGTCAGTCGCTGGCCTACCCCGTGATTGGGATGC